GCGGCGTCAGACTTTGCGGCGGACTTCAATAGGGCTAGGGACGATCGGTTAAACATTTCTTCTCTCCGGTGGTTAAGTATTGTGAGTAGCGCGACGGGGAATTGAACCCCGGTGACGGGCCTGAAAAACCCGCGTCCTAGTCCACTAGACGATCGCGCCAAAAGCAGGGAGCCGGGGCTATTTTCCGGCTCCCCGGTTAAGCTAACGAGCGCGTCGCTTTACTGCATCGGCCGTTTCCTTCGTCACCTTCTCAACTCCATCGCCCTTAGTAGAGATGAACTTCTCCATCTCTTCCCGGATGACTTCAATGTCAGGTGAGTTGATAAAGGGCTCGGAGCACTTCGTCACGACCGGCACATGCCACCCCCACGAGCCGCTCTTTGCGTAGCGAGCCCTCAGCGTACAAGGCATAGGACCTTGCGGCTCGACCCCCGTTCGCTCGGCCTTCTCCTTGCTGATGGGCAGGAACTTAACCAAGTTGCCCGACTCAGATCGGGCCGACTTGTTGCTCATAAAGAACTCATAAAGAGTGTTGGTCGAGCGCTCAAGGACAAGGAACGATGGGCCCCACATACACCCGCTGTCGGACTGCGAGGACAGTGCCTTAATCTCTTTGAAGGCCGGGTCGTCCATGTTATAGACGGAGATGATTGCTTCTCTGTCTCGCATGTCCAGGGCCTTCGGACGGACGCACAGGGGGAGGAGGTCGATCTCGGGGCCGAGGTCGTCAATCTCTTCTCCGCCAGCCTGGGGCACGCCGTAGTGACCTGGCTTAATCTTACCGGTGTCCACGTACTTGCCCTTTGTAACCAACTGTACGCGTTGCAGGAAATCTGTCCCCTTGGATAGTTCGAGAAGCTGGCTATCCGTCGCAAGCTCAGTACTAGGAAGGGAACTGGCGTCAAACGGTACCAAGGAAGTCTTTGCCTTACTCATTCTTCAATCTCCAAATGGTGAATTTTAGTATCTCCGGTTCTTGCTCGTAATTCCTGTAAGGCGCGTCGCTCTTTCTTCCGCCTCTCGGCGGCGCGCTGTTCTAAATTAATTCGCGTGAGGATCATCCGTTCCTGTTCCTCTAAGCTAACTGGGTCCATGTGCATGAGCCAGGTTAGACAGGCTAGCCAACCATCCATAGCTGTCTTAGCGCCGATCTTAATCAGTGTTGGGCCGGCGGCTGCGGGTTTACGATATTCTCGCCGTAATTCAATGAATTTACGGAGGTGGGGGGTTGGTGTGGGTTGATTAACAATGTGCCCGTCGATGTATGAATTCCTCGAAACCTCTCGGAGTCGTTTTAACTCTGCGGTGGCAAGGGAGGTGAAATCCTTTGCCGACAGCGTTTTGGCTTGATCCACCACCACGTCTTGATACTCAGGGGGTAACCTCGCCAACGCGCAGCCTGCTGTTAATGTCATCTCCCCACGTCGTACCAGTTCACTGTATTCAGATCGAAGCTTCTGCAACCGTAAGATTTTATGGATCCAGGCCGGACTTTTACGGATCTTTTTTGCCAGCTTAGTCACGGTCAAGTGAGGTGTGTTGTGCAAGAGCGCCGCCAAACGCTCGGAAAATTCCACAGGCGTTGTCTCAGGGCGAATTCCATTACATTGTAGCTGAGCTACCAGCACCTCGTCGTCTGTTAGCTGTCGTACGCAACAAGGTATCACAAGCAGCCTGAGTTGCTTACAGCAAGTATAACGCCAGTTACCGTCAACAACCTCGTAATAGCCGTTGTCGAGGCGTCTAACTAGTAGAGGTTGCCACAGGCCGGCGTCCCGTATAGAGTCCAGCATCTCTGCGTACTCAACTCCATTAACTCGTACTGGTCGTAAAATGTACTTGGGTGACCGGATCAGTTTTAGGTCGATGTGTTCTAAGTCCATGGTGTAACCCTCTGCCCCCTATACTTCTATATTACGCCATTCCTGCGTGAGCGGCAAAGCTACTTTGAAAAAGTTTCGGAGCCCCCCGAGTCAGGGTGTTCTATCAATCCTCACGGGTGTCCCTCGGCAGAGGGGTGTATAAATAGCCAGCAGAAGGGTTGATACCCCCAGTAGCGGGGTATCAGAGTGGATAGAATTTCGCTTATCCACTCTGCCAGTCGGGGGGTGACGTCGTTAAACACTACGTACATAGGGTTTTGCGGCGCGAGTGGATAGAATGGGAGTGGATGGCTTCTACCCTCCCCTGTTTCATTTTATTTTTTATTTTTCTACTTACTACCGTCTCTTTTCTTATCCACTCTATCTATCCACTCATACTAATGAGAAATGTAGATAGATAGAGGTTTATGAGTTTATGGGAGTTTTCTTGAGTGGATATTACCCCCATCTGGGGGGTAATATGAGTGGATAACCAGTGGGTAATACCCCCATCGGAGGGGTTTTCCATCCACTCCAAAGTTTCTCAATATTATATTGCCGCTGAGCCCAAAACGGCGTAATATAGAAGTATAGGGGAGGACGCTATGACACCATCAGATCACAAGTACATCTTCTACCTGGAACTAGTGATCGGGGGTAGACGCGCAGTAATAGTGGATTGGGGTGCGTATGAGGCAAAACTTCGCGCCCACCTGTTTGACCCGCACGCTGGCTGGCAGAATTCTTTATGCCACATACTTACTAGGGTCCGCCGTCAAATGACAAACCGCATCGTGGTAATGGAATAAGGACACAATATGGCAAGCATTCTAGAAGCCTTCGACAAATACTTCAGAAGCGAGGTACTCCCCCGCCACAACAACCCTGAATTCTTTTGCCGGTGGCTCGACAACTTAGAGGACTTGGAGACGCAACTGCTCGTCTCGCCCGAGGGGGGCTATCCTGTTGAAGGAAGTCGGAACGTCTGGACCAATGAGTCGGAAACGTGGTCCCACATCCGCTATCCCAAGAACGCAATGGCTGAGCCTTATTGGAAGGACCGACCTCTAAACTTCCTCCTAGAGAATCACTGGTTGGGGATAGGTACCACTTGGTGGGGGTGGAAGAAGCGGGAATCAATTGGATGTGGATTTGACTTCGACGACATCTCCTCCCACGCCGCCGGCACCGGAGTCTCTGACGCACAGCTTGAGGAGATCCGTCACAGGGCATGCGAACTGGATTATGTTGAAGTCCTGCGGTCCACAGGGGGGAAAGGACTCCACCTCTATGTTTGGTTTGCAGAGGGGCACCGCCCTCAGACTCAAACACATACCGAGCATGCCGCTATTGCAAGGGCCATTCTCGGGAAGCTTAGTACCGACGCGGAGTTTGACTTTGGTAGCCACCTTGACGTGTGCGGCGGCAATATGTGGTGCGCCCATACGAAGATGTTCGGCACCCCGGGATTCACCAGCGTGAAGAAAGCAGAACATGAATTAACCGCCTCAGAGCTACCGACTAACTGGCGTGACCACCTCGACGTCATTGGCGGCAAGTCTACTAAGATTCGTGTGATAGGTGTAAATGACAGTGGGGACGAGGTTGATGACCAAGACCCGTTGACAGAGCTAACCTCTGCACACCCTAAGGTACCCCTGGATGACCAACACCGCAGGATAATTGAAGAGTTAGAACTCACCGGCTACTCATGCGTCTGGGTGCCGGATCACTCCCTGCTTCAAACTCACACATGCGCCTTAAAGCAGGTGTACCAACAGCGGGCGGAACAGGGGGACCCAATCCGGGGATTCTTTGAAACCAACTCCCCCGGAAAAGACATGACGAAGCCAAACGTATTTTGCATCCCAAAACAAGGTGGGTCATTCATGGCGTTTCGCTTTGGTCAGGGGACGACTGAGCATGAACTCTGGAACCAGGACCGAGAGGGATGGACGTTCTGCCACTTTAACCGCCCTCCGCTGCTGGCTGAAGCAGCTATAGCATTGGGAGGCGCTGAACTTGAGAACAATAAAGGCTTCCACTTCAGGGCCGTGGAGGACGCCAGAGAGGCCGTGAAGGCACTTGGCTCGGAATTGACACTCCCCCTTTCCAACAATTATGAGGAACGTTCAGCTACACTACGGAAGAACAAAGACGGACGGCTTGTAGTGGAGCTTGATCGCCGGGAGACGGACGTTGGCTTTGATGGGTGGAACAGCCAGAAGAAACACAAGTGGATCAAGGTCTTCAACATCATGGTTGACGCCACGAGCGAGACAGAGGACTACACAAGATTTGACGCCCTGGTTCGATCTTGTCGGACCTCCTCCGATGCGGACTCAGGCTGGAGAATCTGCGTCAGGGGCGGCGCGTGGGTTAAGCACCCGAGAGAGAACGTCAACAGCGTATTGAATCTACACGCACCTCCTGATGTACCTCCGACAAAGATTATGGGGCAGGCTATTATCAACCAATGGTTAATGGTCTGTAAACCGTTCCATGAAGAGTACCCCGGAGGTAGGCAGTGGAATCTCGGGGCTCCTCAGCTAGTTTATCAGCCCGCTAGGTTTGAGGATGACGAGCAGCCTTACCACCCCCACTGGGACAGGGTCCTTGACCACTGCGGCGAGGATTTGGATAGCATTGTTTCGGAGACTTCGTGGTGTAAAAACTGGGGTATTTACAACGGCCGAGATTATCTAACGGCCTGGATTTCATGTCTCCTTCGCGAGCCCTTCGAGCCTCTGCCTTACTTGTTTATGTATGGCCCTCAGGAGTCGGGCAAATCCATTTTCCACGAGGCAATCAATCTTCTAATGACAGCGGGAGTGGTGAAAGCAGATCGAGCTTTGACGAGTTCCAGTGACTTTAATGGGGAGCTTGCAAACGCCGTTTTAGGCGTCGTGGACGAAGTGAATATTTCTGACGCGGGCCCGGCCGTTTACAACAAGATAAAGGAATGGACCACGGCCCAGTTTCTTAGCATCCGCCCAATGTACCAGCAGGTATACCAACAGAGAAACTGCTTACACTTTGTGCAGACCGCCAATTACCGGGACAGTTGCCCTATCTTCCCCGGGGACACGAGGATCACCGCCATGTACGTCTCCCCGTTGATTGAGGAGATTCCCAAGCCCATCTTAATACGAGCCCTGGAGGAGGAGGCTCCGCACTTTATGGCCACTCTAATGGGTTTGTCATTCCCCGCGGCTGCATCACGACTTCGTATTGCGGTTCTAAATACGGCTGGAAAGGAACAAGCCGCCGAGTCAAATCGCAACCCCTTGGAGGAGTTCATCATTGAGAATTGCTTTGAAAGGATTGGGGAGAAGATGCTGTTCAAAGACTTCTTCCACGACTTTATGGAGACTTTATCGGCGTTCGAGCAAGCTAGCTGGACAAAGAGGAAGGTCCGTCAAAACATACCTGGGGATTTCCCAGTCGGGGTGAGCACCAGTGGTCAACTCTATATTGGTAATATCACCCGGACCGAATGTAAAATAGAACCCGGCGCAACGCGTTACATTGCGATCGGAAAGCGTCTGTCACGAGAGGAATGACATGTACGAGATAGCCATCTTCCGGAGCGTAGGTCGGTCGGGGTCGGTAGTCCTGATGGCGTCGCTTGCAACTTTGCATACCCGTAAAATCCCTTCAAACCTAGATGACATCATCGACGACCTTGATGGGGACTTCTGTACCATTAGTGACCCGTGCGAAAAGGAACACCCCTGTGTGTGCTAAAAACTTAAACTACGCCGTCGGCGACATCAACAGCAAGGAGCGGGGTACCGGCGCCCGCGCTAACTCAGGGAAGGTATCCTTCTCATTGATGCCGATCCACCTACTGGCCGGCGCGTGTCGCGTCTTCATGGGCGGCCTGTTGAAATACTCAGCTTTCAACTGGGCTCGTGGCATGCCCTGGTCGGTTTGCTATGACAGTTTCATGCGCCATTGGATCGCGTGGTGGTGGCTCGGAGAGGATGTGGACAGTGAGTCCGGTCAACACCACTTGGACCATTGCATGGCCAATCTCCTCTTCCTCCGTCATTACGTTGACAGCTTTCCCGCTGGGGACGACCGCCCTTGTCAAGATCTTACTGAATTCCGGCAGTCACTGGAAAGCTTCAAGATACCATTTGACGAAGAAGAATACCTAGAAAGAAATCCAGACATCGCGAAGAAAATCAAAGAGGAGCGAACATGATAGACAATGACGTTGAACAAGTTCGACGATTCCTGGCAGCGGGGTTGTGCGACCTTATTGGGTTTCTCGGTGAACTCACTGATCCGATTATTATTGGGGCAGACTACCCAAGAGACCGACTTATATGCGCGTTCAGCTTATGGTGCAAGTCCCGAAACTTCGGTGTATCAGACGCTAACGGACTTGGGTGGTTAGCGTCTTGCGAGGGCGGCGTCTTCGCACGCGATACCCCTAAGCCGGAGCCGGAGCCGGAGCCGGAGCCGGAGCCGGAGCCGGAGCCGGAGCCGGAAACAACAATCGGTGACGTAGACAGCACCTCAAAACCCGAGGAGCCGGGATTCTTCAAAGAGGATGGTTGGAAGTCGACGGAAGATCAAGATCAACCCTGGTATGACAAAGGGGAAGATTGGAAAACAGAGGGGAAAGATAATGACTGCGCCTAGTAGCTTATTGAATATGAATGGCCACATGCTTGTAGCCATAGATGTAGAGACAACAGGGCGGATCGCCG